ATCCTCTCAATGTAGGTGTTCCAATCAATAAAGCCTACTTCTTGGTCTACTACTGGGTCTATGTGGTCTACTGCTGCGTTGTTGCGTCTGCGTTTCTTTCCTTCTAGCGGTGGTAGAGTAGCTGTGGAGCCTTTGCCACACTTGGCACACTTGTACATCCCTCTAGCTACCCTAGCCGCTGACTTTACATCGTGCTTTACACCCCACTTAGCGTGAGCTTGTCTGAGTGCAGAGACGATAAAGGATCGGAAACGCGCTTCTGTCCATCTTCCGTTATTTCTTGGTTTCATTGAAACTCCATACCTCACCTTCGTACCTACGTAGCCAGAGCATCCTACCATTCTCTATCACTCTGTCTTCGTCTCCATCGTACATTTCTACGCACTTGTCGTAGAGTTCCTGCTCAGTAACACAGTCCTTCAGAATCTTCTCTGACTTCTTCTCGCCAATACCTTTGATGCCTATGATGTTGTCAATCCTGTCACCCATCAGTATCTGGCGGTAGAAAAAGCGTAAGCCGTCCTCTGGCTTAACATAGTATTTACTCTTCTTAACAAAGTTATAATGCCAACCTGGAATCTGGTCAAAGTCCTTGTCTAGAGAAACCATGATGGCTTTATCACCGTGTAGTGTACCTGCTATGGCTATGGCATCGTCTGCCTCTTCTCCTTCAGTAACCACAGCAGCCCACTTGTCGATAAGGTGTTGGCGTAGTGCCTGTATATGCACGGGCTTTGCCTTATCTTTACGGTTTCCTTTGTACTCAGCAGTAACGGCATATTCCTTGCGGAAGTTTCCTTTGCCAGTGAGATACAGAACATAGTAGTCTGTTTCTTCGTCTACGTTGAGCTGCAACAGAATGTCTGAGACAAAGCCATCGATGGTGCTGATGGCCGTCTTCTCAGATTCTTCGTTGCATGACCAGCCTACACGATAGACTAGAATGTCTGCATCAATTAATATCACAGGGCTTCTTCCATATCTACTTCGACAAACTCTTCCTTGCCGCCATAGGGGATTAAGTCAGTGACTACTAGCTTGAACAGCTTAGGACTACGACCTGCCTGACCCGCTGGAGACTTCCAGTCGTAGTAGGACAGTACAGCCTTAGCTTTAGAGCCATTACCTATTAGGATGCCTGTAATCTCTTTACCGTCAGTGTCGTACACGCGGATAGGATTATTAGACTTTACAGTTACAAAGTCTCCTTGTCCTTCCTTGTTTCGGATACTCAAGCCCATCATCTCCAGAGCTTCTACTGCTGCTGAGGATAGCTGTGCTAGGTCTACTTGGTACTTACCTGACATGCGGTTTACCTCTTGTAGGCTAGACCACATCATCTCTGCGTTTACTGTTACTGGTTTTGCTTCACTCATAATATCACCTTCGATTGAATTGTTGCGTTTAAGTGCTGTTTTAGATCACAACTGATCTATGTATATTATACCATATTTCGTACACATTTGTCAATGCGTCTCTGCCCAGTTATTACCTACGTTGTATTCAGCATCAAGAGGGCAGCGCAGGTCTAACACTTCTCCTGCTTTCTTGATGGCTCGTACTGCTGCTTTGCCTACTACATCAGCAAAATTCTCTGGTACTTCTATCTGAAACTCGTCATGCACGTTAGCTACTAGCTTGTACGGAATAGCGTACGTGTCTAGTGACTCTACCATCAACACCAGTGCCTGCTTCATAACTATAGCGCCTGCACCCTGTAGCAGCGTGTTAAGTGCTGCATGCTCTGACCTGACCCGTAAGCGCCTACCGTCCAAACCTGGAAGTGTACCGCCTGCTGAGAACTTAGATACACGCTCTCGTAGCCTAGCCAGTGCTGGTGTGTTGCGTAGGAAGGAATCTGTAAGCTGTTGTCCTTCTTTGTAGCCACCTCCTACTATCTGACCTATCTTAGCTGGCCCTGCACCGTACAGGAAGGCATAGATGAAAGTCTTGGCTTGGTTGCGGTCAGTGAGTCCTGCTGCTTTCATATTAGCTGTGTGGATGTCACCGCTGAGTATTTCGTTGGTGTAGTTCTCGTCACGCATGTAATGTGCAAGCATACGCAGCTCTAAGCCGCTGGCATCACAGCCTACTAGCTTGTGGTGCTCAGGCACAGTCCAGAATGATCTACACTCTCTACCATACGGTGCAGACACAGAAGGTACTTGTGCCAGATTAGGGCTGTGGTGCGTCATACGGCCTGTTACAGCGCCATTGGTGATAACCCTACCATGTACCCTGCCGTCCTTCTCGTGAGTTAACCAAGAGTCTATCTGTGCTGCTCTCTTCTGTAGCATCAGGTACTCGTAGATCATCTTAGCTTCAGGGATGTCGATGCCTTCCAGCACCTTCTCATTAACAATGATAGCTCCCTTCTCAGTCTGTAACTTAAACTTAACACCTACACCTTCTAGCCTCTCTGCAATCTGCTTACGAGAGCCTACGTTAAACTCAGTCACCTTGTCCTTCAGTCTCTTGCCTGTCTTCTCGCTCCAGCGTTCCTCCACTATAGGTGGAAACACTTTCTGTAGCTCCGCTGTTATCGTCCTCATCTTGTGAGTTATGTCTTGCCATAGTGAAGTAGCTGCTTCTACGTCTAGCATGAAGCCGTTGCGCTCCTGCTGAGCCGTAATGGTGTACACCTTCTCTTCTAAATCTACGCACTGCTGTTTAAACTCCTCTCGCTTCAGTGTGTCTGTTAAATGCTTATACAGCCTTGTGGTTAGTGCTACGTCCTGCCTGCAATACTCCACCATCTCATCAGACAGTCCACCGTCATAGTCGTGGAAGTCTATCTTGTGGTCGCCAAAGCGTTTGCCCCAAGAGTCCAGGCTATGTCCACCCTCCAAAGACGGGTTCCAGAGCCTGCTGAGTACTAGCGTATCCTTTAGCTTCTCTGTAGGTATCTGTAGTGACCACTGCTTCTCTAGCACTGGCGCATCGAAGCCTATGATGTTGTGACCAATAACGCCTTCTGAGCCACGCAGCAGAGGCTCCAGAGTCTCAGCAGAGTAGTGCTCTAGCATCTCACCAGTCTCAACGTCCTGAGTTACTACTATCCAGATAGTGTCGTGGCTGGTGTTGGTTTCTATATCCAGCGTAATCAACATAATACTGCCTCGCTGCGTTTTCTTTATTACTGTGTTTGTCGAAAGGGTTTAGTCTACTCAGTTCAGCCTTACTCTCCTGAACTGTCATTACCCAAGTTCCAATCTTGCTCATATTCTTGGCTCTCCAATACTGTGTCAGATTCACTTCTCAGGTCATCTCTGTCAATGGTAGCAATGTCATCCTCAGTGTAAAAGAAGCAGTCATTGCACAAATCTAAATACTCACCTGTCTCAGCAGATTTCCTTGTAGACTCAAAGTCCGATAAATTCTTGTTACACGCTATGCATCTCATTTATAATCCCTCTTCCTTAACTTCTACCATTCTACCTGTTTTCTGGTCAAATAACAACCCGCCAGCTGGCCCTGTAGTACCACAGAAGCGGTTCTTCAGCACTCTGACATTTGTAGTATTCCTTTCTATTGGGTCTTCAGCCTGACCATTCCTCTCTAGTCCTATCACCATGTCTGAGAGCTGTGCAATGGATGCAGAGCCTCTGAGCTGTGACAGACTACTAGCAGCGCCTTCCTCGTGGCCTTTACCGTCTGGTCTCTTCAGGTGACTCACCATAAACAGTGTGATACCAGTCTCTTGAACCAACATACGCAGCTTTGTGCATATCTCGTCCAGCGCCTTCCTCTCGTCACCGTTGCTCTGTGCAGATACAACAATACTAACGTGGTCTAGGAACAGAAACTTGGTGTCTAGCGCCTTAGCCATGTAGCGGCAACGAGCTATGATGTTGTCTATGCTGGTAGAACCGAAGTGGTCGAACATGAACAACCTCTGAGTGCCCATGGTAGCCTCAAAAGCCTCCCAGCGTTCCTCCTCAGTGCTTTCAATATCAGGTAGGTGCAAGGGCTTGTTAGCCGCCAGTGACATTAGAGACAGTGCAGTCTTACGTGCGTTCTCTTCTAGGAATAGTAAGCCTATGTTCTCCTCAGAGTGCTTCAGGATGTGCCACACTATCTCTCTCACAAACTGTGACTTACCTAGTCCAGAGCCTGCTGTGATGGTGACTAGCTCAGCCTCTCTGATACCGTAGGTTAGCTTGTTCAGGCTCTCCCATGGGTACATTACAGCAGACTTCTCTACTGGCCTGTTCACTTCATCCCAGAGACTAGCGCCATTGATGATACCATCAGGTACAAACTTCTCTGCTCCCCAGAAGGCAGCAATGTATGCTTTGGAGTCATTAGCGGCTAGGTAGTCGCAGGCATCCTTGTATTCTGGTGGGTTCTTCATAATGGCTGACTTACCACCAAACAGCTCTGCAATCTCTCTCGCAGCCTTCTGACCAGGTTCATCAGAGTCCATAGAGATGACAATGGCATCGAAGCTGTCTAGCCACTCGTAGGCTGCCTTACAGTCCTTCAGAGCGCCACTAGCGCCATTACAGACTGACACTACTGGGTACTTGCTCCCTTGCATCTGGTAGCTTGCAGCAGCGTCAAACTCTCCCTCAGTGATGGTGACATACTTGGCAGAGCCAGCAGAGAACAAATGCTGACCGAATAGCCCAGCGCCTTTCCAGTCTCCTACAATGCTGTGCTGCTTATCAGGTAGCCGTATCTTAGCCGCAATAGGCACTAAAGCATTATCAGGGTTGTGATAGCTGAAATAAGTTCTGTCTGGAGTCTCTAGGATGCCGTAATGCTTCACTGTGGCGGTGGTGAGTCCTCTGGATACTATGCTCTGATACTTACCCGTGGTTAGCATGTTCTCCACAGCACTGAAGCTGGGCTTTGGTGTAGGCTGATCATCCTGCGGTATCTCTACAGGTTGATAGCCTCCTTCAGTCTTTGTATATGTCCCGCAGCTATGGCAATAGGTGCTATTCTTGTTCACCTGTAGCGCATCGCTGCTGCCACAGTCTGGGCAGGGTTGATGGGTTGCTACACTCATTCAAAAATCTCCTCATAAACTCTGCCAAAGCTGATTAGGCAAAGTGGTAGATGTAGGATAACACCCTGAAAAGGCATTACTTCTATGCTCTCTTTGCTGACATTGTATATCCACACTGGCCTGCTGTCTGGAAACTCCAGATCAAAACCTACGCCCAGTCTATACTCTATTGTTAAGTTGCGTCCTAAGATAACCATGCTGATTTACTCTCTAAGTGTTTAGCTATTACACGAATCCTGCGCTTACATATTGGGCAGGGTTTAGTCCAGTCTGTCTGCTCTGGATGCTTGCAATACGCCGTCCTCTCTTCTGGTATATTGTAGCTACCCTTCACTCTAACAGGTTTTCCCTCTAACACCAAGCGATCTCTACTAGTTAGAATCATTATCGCCTCCTCTACTGAACACCATATCATACTCTGCACTCTCTGATATAAACTGCACAATCACTGCTGGATGTACTTTGTAATGCTGCGCTGCTTCCTTCAGTGAGAAAACACCGTTGCTAATATCTGCGGCAGCTTTAAACACTGCCTGCACTTCAGGGTTCATAGTCCCCTTAACCATATATTCTTTAAACATTTTAAATTCCTGTTTGTCAATTGTTAAAATCTATGCTACCCTCAGGACTATATAGTAACAAAACAGCCTTCCTGTAGCAATAACTACTAGCAGTTCTACTTCAAAGAATACTTCAGCTCCTCTAAAGTATCCTGTAGCGCTTCAATATCTTCAGGGTAAGGAGTCCATTTAGGGCTTTTCAGTTTCTCTATAGTGTCTGCTGCTGCTGTTAACTCTCTCAGGACGCTAAAGAATCTCTCCCGCAGCTCCCAGTCTTCTAGCTCTATTAAGTGTTCATCACCGTGTAACGTATCATTAGGGCCTTTAAATAGTTGCATATTAGTTCTCCAGGTCGTTAATTATAGTCTCTCTGATGCTATCCTGCTCAGCTCTACCTACTCTATAGGGCAGGCTCTCAATCCATACAACATAGCGCTCTATAGCCTCAGTTCGAAGCTGATCATTCTCTATATCTGCAAAATCCACTATATAGCCTCCCTGTCTTCTGCATCTAAATAATCAATATGTTTTTTTAATAATGCCCTAAAGTGTTTATTATGGTCTTGGCTTAAAGCGCCTAAAAATATATCGTGCAGGGTTGTGCCAGTAATTTCTATGTCTATACCATGACAATGAAACCCAAGAAAATCATTGTAGCCTCTTCCTTTAGCTTTTACGTCCAAAACAATCATCCAAACATCTTGCGCGCGTATTTTCCTAGTGCGTTCAACCGTGTGAATCTTTATAGCCATGTTATCTCTCTCTCTATTGGTTAAAGTGCAGGGTATTAGAGTCTCTCTCCCTCAATAGTTCAATACTCTATAGCCCTATAGTGTGACCCAATGCCAGGTTCTGGTCACGTTATAGTCTCTCTCTATTGCCTCTCTATTGCCTCTATTACGGGAAACAGGTTGCCTCGGTACTCATAGGGACTCTTGCGTCTATAGCACCCAGCAATAGCGATGCTATGGTGTAACAACTACCAGCAACCACTAGCTATAGTCCTACAAGGCCATATAAAGCCGTCTAAGCCGTTTTACAGTGTTTTAGGTGCTAGGGTACTGGGTGGCATTGCAGGGCCTTAAACAGGCTTATATTATATAGGCGCATAAAAAAGCCCAGCTTTAACACTGGGCAAAGGTTGGACTACTACAGGGAATATTTAGGCGTTGCGCTCAATAGCTGGATAATCTGCGCGTAGGCGTTGCCAATGGTTAGACAATGACGGCCTTCTATGGTTTAAAGCGCGGCCAGTGTTTATTACTCTGCTGGCTTGCTCTACTGTTAGGCCGTAGTATTCCGCGAATCTATCAACGGTTAAAAAGTTATTGAACCAATCCATATAAAGACCTTCTATTTTTTCTCTGCTGGTCATGCTGCAACCTCCTGTTTCAATTCCCTAACGTCATTTATTAGCTGCTGGTTTAACTGCTCCAGTTTATCACGGCCTATGTTGTTAACTAACCAGCGCTGCACTTGCTGGGTGCTCAGTGAGTAGTCGAGCGCGTTATATTCAACGAAAGATTGTATAACAAACATCCGCGCCTGCTTGTCAGTGTTAACATCTAACCAGTGAGTCTGTAGCTTGGTATAAACATCTTCGCCGTAATCGCCGTTGACATAGCAGCGATAGAACCTACGCACTACATGGTTGCAATCGCTGATTATATTGTCGAAGTCTGAGAAATCGTTTTTCAGTTGTTCAATGCTCATCTTATACGCTCCAGATTGAATTAATATAAATAATTAGGCCACCGAGTATAGTAAGGACGGCCAGAGTTAACGTGCAGTAATAGACTCTGTTAATCTTGTTTAGCTCCCTATCCAGTTCTTTCTGCATTAGGTAGGCGTGAGCCCTGTTAATCTCAATTTGACGTTGATTATCCATTATAAAGCCCCTGTTTCTAACAAATATGCTACATAGTCTGCTTGTAACTGGTCATAAACAGACCATGGGCAATCCGTCCAAGTATCATTCTTAACAGCCCAGCCTAGTTCCAGTATTTCGGGTATCAGCTCTTTTATATCTATGTAAGTGTTCATTATAAAGCCCCTTTTAGATTTCATGGCAATCGGTTACATTTTCCCAGCAGATTTGGTCTAGTGCCGAGCTATCGTAGTACAAATGCTTTAGCTCAATAACTGAACCGTCTTTAAAATATACAGCTACCTTGTCGCTAAAAGATACACTGGGAAATAGCGATTGATATAGGTTTTGGTTATCCATTGTTTAGTCCTCTATTGGTCTGTATTAATTGGTTTAATGCTAGGCACTCTATGCGAATGCCTAATATAAATCAACTATTGCTGAGAGAGTATCAATCTATATGTAGATTCAGCCGAGTCTAGATGCTGCTGCGCCCTCTCTACGTCTAGTCTGGCGATATCTGCCTGCAGCTTATCTTTTTTCCTTTCGATACTATCGTTTAATTTAGCATATTCTTTATTTAGACTTAAACGCCATTCTAAATGTAGCTGAGAAGATAGCAGGCTAAACTCAGATTCTCTCACTCTCATGCGGGCCATTTCCAAATCTGTAGGGTTTTCTAGCTCTCTGCGCTTTTGACTGACCCTGATCTCAGCATGCCCTACAGCTTCGCGCAGCATAGATAAGGTATCGCGATCTTTAAAGTTTATTTTGTTGGTCATTGTTGTAGTCCTTTGCGCTATGCGCTTCATTGTTGTAGTACTTAGTCAACACTGCTGCTAGTTAGTTCAAATTATTTGCATATTTATTTTATATAATGGAACAACAAAGTATTCATCAAACTTATAGCTATCTACCTACTATATATAGGTATATAGAGCTGCGCTGTAGGCCGCGCCATTGCTGGGCTTTAGTAAATGCCAGCGTTTAGCACCTGTAGCAATGCTATGGCATAGGCTAACAGGTAAGTAGCTTAGACGACGATTCTGGAGCTGCTATGGCTATGTAACCTAACGTGACCAGACCAGGCTATTGAGTCACACTAATAAATAGGTAAAGCATTGACGGGGTGGCTAGACAGTGTTAGTAGTCCTGAGCAGTACCTACTAGCATACTCTCTCTTGCCTGTACAGAATCTATGGTGACTAATCAGCCTCTGCTGGTCACACTCCAGGCTAGACAGACTAAGGTGGGTATGCTAGAGGGGACGGGGGAGGTGGCGTAGCTGCGGAGATTGTTACTGTACCAGCTCAGATACAAAATAGGGCTAAATTAGACTAAAAAGCAACACAGTTATAACATATAGCTATAAAGTCTAAGTTGTTGATAACAAAGGGCTATGAAGGCGACTGCGGAGACGCTGTTACGGCTGAGAATCCGCCTAGAAAGGAACAGGGGAGCCTATGGCGTAACATTAACAGTAAATAGTGCTTGACATTTGCTAAAAAGTATGCTATAATAACTATATAGATTGAAAAGCATTGCTTTAATGTCGCTTTAGTGCCCTATAGGAGGTCTGAAAGGTTAACTACTAGTAGTTGTCCTATAGGTATCCCTAAAGGGTTAGAAAGCAACTCTGTTCAGTCTCTATAGACTAGAATCTCTAAAGAGGCAATTCAGTGGCAAAGATAGGAAGACCTAAGAAGGCAGATGTTAAGGCTGTTACTAAAGGCAGTCGTAGAGGCGTAGGAAGACCTAAAGGTGACGCTTCCATCATCAATGACTACAAAGCAAGGATGTTAGCATCGCCTAAGAGTAGGAAGGTGTTAGACAGTATCCTAAATGCCGCGTTAGATGATGACCACAAGAATCAAGCAGCAGCATGGAAGCTCTGCATGGACAGGTTGTTGCCTGTTAGTTATTTTGAGAAGGATAAGGCCAGCGGAGGCAAGAGTGCCATCAACATCTCCATTACAGGTGTTGGCGGTGAGACTACAGTGATCTCTGGCGGCGAAGAACCCATTGAAGGGGACTATACAGATGTATGATATAAATCAAGACTTAGATTACTTTACTAGGGAAGAGTTTGCTTGTCAGTACACTGGCGAGAATGAGATTAGTGACAGGCTGTTGCTGAAGTTAGATTTGTTGCGTGCTAGGTGTGGTTTCCCCTTCGTTATCACGAGTGGCTTCAGAAGTGAAGACCACCCCATAGAAGCTAAAAAGGAGACACCAGGAACCCATGCCCAAGGCATTGCAGCGGACATTAAAGTTACAGACGGTATACAGCGGTTTAAGATTGTTGAGGAGGCTATCAAGATGGGCTTTTCAGGAATTGGAGTTGCTAGTCAGTTTGTGCATGTTGACATCCGCCACCTTGACGGTAATGAGCCTCCTGTAATGTGGACGTACTAGCTTGACTGATTTAGCAGTTGAGCTGTTACCTTGGCAGCAAGAAGTCTGGGAAGACACTACACGCTTTAAAGTGGTAGCTGCGGGTAGACGTACAGGTAAGAGTAGGTTAGCTGCTTGGCGGTTGATCATCAGTGCTTTGTCTGAGAAGAAAGGTCAGGTGTTCTACGTTGCCCCTACACAGGGTCAGGCTAGAGACATTATGTGGCAGCTGTTGCTCGAGCTAGGGCACAACGTTATAGCGTCAGCACACGTTAACAACCTACAGATTAAGCTAGTCAATGGCTGCACCATCTCCCTGAAGGGTGCTGATAGACCTGAGACTATGCGTGGTGTTAGTCTGAAGTTCCTGTGTATGGACGAATACGCAGACATGAAGCCAGAGGTGTGGGAGCAAATCCTTCGCCCTGCTCTAGCGGATCAGAAGGGTGAGGCACTGTTCATTGGTACGCCTATGGGACGCAACCACTTCTATGACCTATACACTTACGCTAGTGTGTCGGAAGACCCTACGTTCAAGGGTTACCACTTTACTAGCTACGATAACCCACTGCTAGACCCTGAAGAGATTGAAGCAGCTAAAGGCTCTATGTCAGCCTTCTCGTTCCGTCAGGAGTTTATGGCATCCTTTGAGGCACACGGCAGTGAGCTGTTTAAAGAAGAAGATGTTAGATTTAGCTAGGAAGAACCTACTGATGGTGATTATTACATTGCTGTCGATTTGGCAGGATTTGCAGATGTACAGAAAGTCACGACTAAAACCAAACGACTTGACCAGACGGCAATTGCTGTGGTTAAAGCGGGCGTCGAAGGCTGGTGGGTTGCTAATATCGTACATGGCCGTTGGGGCGTCGAAGAGACTGCACGACGAATCTTTGAAGCAGTCAGAGACTACCAACCAGTTGCAGTAGGCATTGAGAAGGGTGCGTTAAAGAACGCTGTTGCCCCCTACCTGAACGATATAATGAAGAAGAACCAACGCTTCTTTAGGATTGAAGAGCTGACACACGGCAACAAGAAGAAGACAGACAGGATCGTGTGGGCGCTACAGGGCCGTTTAGAACACGGTAACTTAGTATTAAACAAAGGCAAGTGGAATGCTCAGTTCCTAGACGAGTTGTTCCAGTTCCCTAACCAATTAGTCCACGATGACTTGATAGATGCTCTTGCATATATAGACCAGTTAGCTAAGGTCTCTTATGCTTTTGACTACGAGGAAGAGGACTACGAATTCCTAGACAAATACGCAGGCTACTAATTATGGAACTAGAAGGTAACGACAACTTTGCTACAGAGCAGTACCTAGAAGACTGGGTAATTGATAAGTGTGATGACTGGCGTGACCACTTTGAAGCCAACTACTCACAGAAGTTTGAAGAATACTACCGCCTGTGGCGTGGTCAGTGGTCTGCACAAGACCGTACACGCGACACAGAACGCTCTAAGATTATCTCTCCTGCTCTACAGCAGGCTGTTGAGTCTTCAGTAGCAGAGCTAGAAGAAGCTACCTTTGGTCGTGGCAAGTGGTTTGACATTGAAGATGATGTCTACGATCAAGACAACAGAGACATTGCTTTGCTGCGTAACGCGCTAGAGCAAGACTTTAAAAAGAACAAGGTACGTAAGGGTGTGGCAGAGTGTCTGATTAACGCTGCTGTGTTCGGTACAGGCATTGCTGAGATTGTTCTTGAAGAAGAAAAAGAAATGAAGCCTGCTACACAGCCTGTGATGGGCGGTGAGCTTACAGCGGTAGGTGTTAACATACAGGATCGTACATGCGTTAAGCTGCGCCCTGTGATGCCTCAGAACTTCCTGATTGACCCAGTAGCTACAGACATTGAATCTGCGCTGGGTTGTGCAGTAGATGAGTTTGTGTCAGCTCACTCAGTAGAGCAGTTACAGGAAAGCGGTGTATACCGTGACGTAGACATACAGCTCGCCTCTCCAGACTTTAACATTGAGCCTGATCAGGACTTGACACGCTTTGATGAAGACAAAGTACGACTGACTAAGTACTACGGACTTGTTCCTCGCCACCTGTTAGACAAGGCTATGGAAGAGAAGGACTCTGAAGAAGAGGTTGTTACCTTTGAAGATGAAGACGACTCTTACTATGTAGAAGCTGTTGTTGTTATTGCTAACGGCGGTGTACTGCTGAAGGCTTCTAAGAACCCCTACATGATGGAAGATCGTCCTGTCGTAGCATTCCCATGGGATGTCGTTCCTAGCCGCTTCTGGGGTCGAGGAGTATGTGAGAAAGGGTATAACAGTCAAAAGGCGTTAGACACGGAACTACGCGCTAGAATCGATGCTCTAGCACTGACTATACACCCAATGATGGCTATGGACGCTAGTCGCATGCCTCGTGGTGCTAAGCCTTCCATACAGCCAGGTAAGACCATTCTAACCAACGGCAACCCTGCTGAGATACTACAGCCCTTTAACTTCGGTAATGTTAACCAGATTACCTTTGCACAGGCTCAGTCGCTACAGACTATGGTACAGACTGCTACAGGCGCTATTGACAGTGCTGGTATCTCTGGCTCTATCAACGGCGACGCCACCGCTGCTGGTGTCTCTATGTCACTAGGTGCTATCATTAAGCGCCACAAGCGTACCCTAATCAACTTCCAAGAGTCCTTCCTGATTCCTTTCGTACAGAAGACTGCTTGGCGCTACATGCAGTTTGAGCCTGAGCTGTATCCAGTAGCTGACTACAAGTTCCACACTTCTAGCGCACTAGGCATCATCGCCCGTGAGTACGAAGTTACACAGCTTGTGCAGTTGCTACAAACCATGTCACCAGACACGCCAATGTATCCTAAGCTGGTTATGTCTATCATTGACAACATGAACCTGTCTAACCGTGAAGAGCTTATTGCTACTCTTGAGCAGGCTAATCAGCCTAACCCAGAAGCTCAGCAGGCTCAACAGATGGCTCAACAGGGTCAAATGGCCTTCCAGGCATCACAAACTGCTGCACTTAACGGCCAAGCTGCTGAGTCGCAAGCTAGAGCGCAGAAGATTGCCATTGAAGCACAGGCTATACCGCAAGAACTGGAGATTGACCGCATCAAAGCTGTTACAACTAACCTAGACAAGGGTGACGCAGACGATAAAGAGTTCCAGAGACGCTTAGAAATCTCTAAACAGCTGCTAAAAGAGCGTGAAGTAGCCGTTAAAGAGGAAAATGTTGCTAAACAGGCGGCTCCACAGCCTACGCAGGCAGCTCCACAGCCCGCACCAGCAGCACCTCGTCCACAACCACAAGGAATGACGCCCAATGGTCAGCAATAGAGACTTAGAACACGTAGTAGCTCAAGTAAATGTACAGTTTGAGGAACTATTTAAGAAGATTGCACAACTTGAGAAACAAATAGCGGAAACAGGAGCTAAGAATGGCAAAGGCAAAAGCAACGCAAAGCCACAGAAAGGGTAGAGCACCTGCTAAAGGTAAAGCTAAGGTTAAAGTAACTTCTAGCGGCAAGAAAGTAAGCTATGGTCAGGCTGGTAAGGCTAAAGGCGGAGGCCCTAGAGTAAAACCAGGAACTTCTAAAGGTGATAGCTACTGCGCTAGGAGTTTAGGCATTAAGAAGAGATTACCTAAAGAAAAGCAGAACGACCATAACACGCCTAATAACTTATC